GGATTGATATCTGAAGGTGGAATTGATGAACGGACACTTACCGAAATTATTGATTCAAATTCAAAATGGAATCAAACCGAATTTTATAAAGACCTCCCAATATTCGAGATTAAATGTTCACAGAATTTTCCATTCGAAGAAACAATGGTACCAATTATAAAAAGAAAAGTTATGTCTTATATTTTTCAGGTTGTTAATTTTGAAAAAATTAATAACTTTGACACTCAGAACTAACTTTATTATATTTTCAAAATGAGCGTTAACAAGAGATGGGTAAAACTTGACCAGTGTGTCTCTGCCCTTAGAGAAGGAAGATTGAAAGAATACTACGGAAAAAGTGATATGTTATATTTTGAGAATGATACTTGTTCTCTAATTTTCAAACTGCACATAGAGGGAAAAACTGATAAAGAAATATTGAATGTAATTAAATAAAAATGGAAATTATGAATAAAAATCTAATCAAAATGTTAAAGACCTCAGCGGAGGCAGATAAAGCAAAAGCGCTATTAACCTTGGACTTGTTGGGTAATACTGGAGTAGGTATTGGTGACCATTCGACAAAAGACTTTTATGAGAATGCTGAAGAAGCTCTCCGTATGTTGGCAGATGCTGATGAACGACTTGAAACTATTGAACAATATTTTGGAAAAAATTAAAAATATTCTTAAAAAGATAGAATGGTTCATTGATATCTATTTTGTTTGGATGTTATATAGTCCAAGAAAATATGATAGATACAATGAATACATCGGAAAAAAGTGGGGTAAAAACAATGAGTAAAGAAATGGTAAATCATCCTAACCACTATGGAGGTGAGGATAATACGTATGAGGTCATCAAAGTGTGTGAAGCATGGGATTTAGATAAAGACGCTTACTTATTCAACGTAGTTAAATACGTTGCAAGGGCGGGTAAAAAAGACCAAACGAAAGAACTTGAAGACTTAAAGAAAGCAGCATTTTATTTGGACCGAAAAATTAAAAATTTAGAAAAATGATAATTTGGTTAACAGGACAACCTGGATCAGGTAAGACAACCCTATGTAAACGAATGATGTTAAACATGGGTTCGGATGTATTTCATATTGATGGAGATGATTTGAGGGATTTATTTGATAATAAGGATTACTCTGAAGTTGGACGTAGAAAGAATATTGAACTTGCACAACAAATCTCAGAATATCTTCATAACAAAGGTAAACACTTATTTGTTTCCTTAGTGTCTCCATATAAAGACCAAAGAGATAAGTTCAAATCAAAGATGGGCAATAATCTTATTGAAGTTTATGTTCATACAACAGAAATACGTGGGAAAGAAAGTTTATTCGTACAAGACTATGAACCACCAACAGAAAATTATATAGATATTGATACAACGAATGTTTCAATTAATGATTCTGCAAATATGATTTTGGAGTTTATAAAAACAAATTAAAAACAAATATGAAAAAGATTCACGTTGAGGGAGACCCCAAGTTAAAAAATACTGGAGGTAAACAGTATTCTATGCTGGTGGGACGATATCAACCGTTTCATGATGGCCACAAATGGTTAATCAACCAATGCTTGGATGAAGGTAAAAATGTTCTTATTTGCATTAGAGATATTGAACCTGACGATAAAAATCCTTATACTTCAGAAGAAGTTTATAATAACGTTTCGCAAGAACTATCAGAGCTAGTTGGTGAAGGTAGGGTCAAAGTTATCATTATTCCTGATATTGAATCAGTTAATTTTGGTAGAGGAGTTGGGTACGATATTATAGAACATATTCCACCTCAAGAAGTTGGGGATATTTCTGCGACCAAAATTAGAGAACAATTAAGAAACGAAGGTAAATTACGATGTTAGAAACAAATAGAATTATAAATGGTGACTGTGTTGAGGAAATGGGTAAACTACCTGAGTCATCAATCGATTTGGTTGTTACGTCACCGCCATACAATGTAGGAATTGATTATGATACTCATGATGATAATCAATTAATGGATGATTATTGGGAATTTACTGAGAAGTGGTTGTCTCAAGCCTTCCGAGTATTAAAAGATGATGGAAGGATTGCGGTCAATATTCCATATGAAATTAACGTCCAAGATAGAGGTGGTAGAGTATTATTCATGTCTGAATTTTGGTCTGTTATGAAAAAGGTTGGGTTCAAATTTTATGGACTTGTTGACCTTGATGAGAATGCTCCACATAGAAGTAAGACCACTGCTTGGGGTTCTTGGATGTCTCCTTCTTCACCTTACATTTACAATCCAAAAGAATGTGTAATCCTTGCTTACAAGAAAGATAGAATTAAGAAAGTTAAAGGGGAAACACAATGGGAGTTTGAGATTGTGGATGTTGAACAAGAAGATGGCACGTTGAAAAAGAAAACGGTATACAAAGAAGAGGATAAAAAAGAATTCATGTCTTTGGTTTATGGGCAATGGGAATATTTTGCGGATACAAAACAACAAACCAAAGCAACATTCTCAATGGATATTCCATCTAAAGCAATCAAGATTCTTACATATAAAAATGATATTGTTATGGATCCATTTACTGGAAGCGGAACAAGTTTGGTTTCTGCAGAAATTTTAGGACGCAGATGGATTGGAATCGAACTCAGTTCGAATTATTCTGAAGTTGCACGAAAAAGGGTTCAACACTTTGTTGACCAAAAAAAACAAGGTGTTTTGAATTTCTAAATTCAACAAAAAAGGTCTTCGAGACCTTTTTTTTATATCTACTTATATTTATGAAGATGAAAGAAGAATTAATTAAAAAATTGGTACAGGTACAACTTCAGTGGAAGTTTTTACATTGGCAAACATACGGAGATGCTAAACACAGAACTTATGGAGAATTATATGACGGACTTGGTGATTTAATTGATGAATTTACTGAAGTCATGATGGGAAAATATGGAAGACCAGAATTCGAGCCTGAATTTGCGTTGATGTTTCAAGACATTTCCTCCATCAGTATACAAAATTTTATGGATGGAATTACCGAATTTTTAGTTAGTTTTTCAGACCAATTGGATACAAGATATGACACAGACTTGTTGAATATTAGAGATGAAATGTTGGCATTGATTAACAAATCAAAGTTCTTATTAACCTTAAAATCTTAATCATGACAAAAGTAATAAAATTAACTGAATCGGATTTAACAAGAGTTGTTAGAAGAGTGATTAACGAACAAATGTATCACCGAGAACATATTTACAGAATACAGGCTTTTCTGAATAAAAGAATGAATGCTGGTTTGGTAGTGGATGGTAGAACTGGCCGAAATTCAAAGACTGAGGAAGCAATTGCTAAATATCAAGACATGATCGGAGTATATCCTACAGATGGACAATTTGGAGACAAAACTTACGCCAAAATGCCTGAAAAGGACAAAATTATGTTGAAAAACATAAATGCTAATGAGTATGGTGTACACGAAGATTATTGGGGAAATTTTCTCGATTGGGTCAAAAAACAGTTCCAATGAAAAAAATATTAAAAGAGGGTGGTATTCGGGATATTAAAGAATTAAGTAAACGATATCCCAAGGCAGAAATCTACTTCCATCAGGACTTAGATGGGGTAACGACTGCGATTGCAATGAAAAAGTACCTTGAGGATAATGGTATTGATGTTGTTGATACTCACGTAATTCAATACGGGGACAAAGAATTCGCAGTGAAAAAGAATGATGCAATGGGAGATACCATGCCAGTACTTGTTGACTTTGCACATGGAAAACCAATGTTCGTTATTCACACAGACCATCATGATAGACAGGCTGGCGCTGAAGATACAAAGTCTACATCATTCCGACAATCTCGATCTAATGTTGCAACAATATCACAGGTTGTTTCACCAAAAGACCTCTTTCCATCATCAGACATATTGTTAATTAATACAGTTGACTCTGCAGATTTTGCAAGACAAAATCTTAGTCCCGAAGACGTTGTAAATTATCTATTCCGATTTGATAGAGAAACTTCTCTTCAAGGAAATAAGATGTTGTTGGGATTAGTAATTAACAAACTATTGTTAGCATTCAAGAACAAACCTGGTTTCTTAGAGATGTTGGTTATGGATTCACAACCATCTCTGATGTCTATTTTGAATAATATCAAATCTTGGATGAAGTCGGTTGGATCTCCAACACCTGAACAATTACAGAAAAATGCTGAAGACTACACTCAGCAAATGAAGTCATTCCCAACCGTAACGGACAATATCATTTTCCAATATGGTGGTGGAAGTATGTTTAAGCCAGGTTCTTATGATAGATACACTCCTTATAAGAACAATCCTGAGGCAGATTTTTTAATTATGGCATGGCCGATGGGACTTGTCCAAGCATCTTGTAATCCGTTCAAAAAAGATAGAGAACTTAAAGGTGTAAATTTGGGTGAGATTGCTCAGGAAGTATTGGGCAAGTGGGAAGAACAATTAAGACAAAAAACTGTGCCATTATCAACAATAAAGTGGGTTAGTGAAACAAGTGTTGGACCTGAAAGTATTGGATTCACATTCAAAGATTTTAAGGCGTTGTATGGAGATAAAATAATGTTCATGGACAACGGCGAAAAAGTTTTAGATAAAATTGGGGATCC